CCTGAGTCAGAGTGTTTAGCATGTGAGGCATAGATGACACACGAAGGACTATTTAAAGATATTGATAAACCAAAGAAACCAAAACTTTGTCAATGCAATAACAATAAAAAACAACAAAAACAAACTGTACTATGGACTGTATACCACACCATACTTGCTGTTGAGCTAGGTATGATTGTAGTCATAGAGTTTATAGAATTAATGAGAGGAGTGTAGATGGGACTATTTAAGGAAAGAAAATATTATAAACCGTTTGAATATGATTGGGCTTTTGAAGCCTATGACATGCAACAAAAAATGCACTGGCTTCCTAGTGAAGTGCCGTTGGCAGAAGATGTAAGAGATTGGAATGAAAGACTTACACCTGAAGAAAAAAATCTTATCAATCAGATTTTAAAATTCTTTACACAAGGAGATGTAGACATTGCTCAAGCATATCTTGATAAGTATATTCCTATGTTTAAACCACCTGAAGTTAGAATGATGTTGTCTTCTATTGCAACTAGCGAAGCAAACCATGCACATTCATACTCGTTACTAAATGATACGATAGGATTAAAAGACAGTGAGTATAAAGCATTTCAAGAATACCAAGAGATGTCAGACAAACATAATTATCTATTTGCAGATAAGGGCAAAGGTGTTGAAGGACTTGCTAGGGAGATGGCTTGTTTCTCGGCGTTTGGCGAGGGACTTCAGTTGTTTGCTTCTTTTGTAATGTTATTAAACTTTCAAAGATTTGGCCGTATGAAAGGTATGTGCCAGATAGTGACATGGAGTATAAGAGATGAGAGTCATCATGTAGAAAACATGATTAAATTATTTCATGCACTTATAAAAGAAAATCCTAAAATATGGACAGATAAATTTAAAGCAAGTCTTTATCAAACATGTAGAGATATGGTAGACTTAGAAGATAAGTTTATTGATTTAGCTTTTGAGATGGGTGGCATACAAGGACTGACGGCTGACCAAGTAAAAGAATATATCCGATATATAGCTGATAGAAGACTGCTACAATTATCTTTGAAACCTAATTATGGAGTCAAAAACAATCCGTTAGGTTGGTTAGATTGGATACTAAATGGCGTAGAACATGCTAATTTCTTTGAAAATAGAGCCACAGAATACAACAAAGGTACATTAACTGGGTCACTTTGGTAATAAAGTACCCTTTTTAGAAGGAATAAAATGAAAGACTTACAAGATACCGTCCTTCCTACGACAGTAGATGACTTAATAAAACTACTTAATGAAGTATATCCTGAACAATCACCCAGTTTAACTGATGATACTAAGACAATATATTTCAAAGCAGGACAAAGAGACGTTGTAAGATTTATTAATACACTAAAGGAAAGGAAAGACGATAATGTGCTTGGGAATGAGTAAACCAGTTACATATACTGCACCTGACCCTGAAGATACTTATGTAAAGGGTAATGTGTTTGACGATAAAAAATCGCCTTTTGAAAATCCTGAGCCTTCTAACATTAATGTAGGCGGAGACGAACCTAAGAAAACTAAGAAGCCTGACAATTATAATCAAGGCGGAATTGAAGGTTCAAATTCTGGTTTAAACATAACATAACAAGGAGAAACTAATATGTGCGGTGGTGGTTCAAGACCTGCTCCTCAACCTGTTGCACCAAATCCAGTACCAAATGCGTCACCTATCGGTGACCAAATCGTACCAACTTTGGAAACAGCAGATGAGTTAGTAGATAAAAAGAAGAAAACTAAAAAAGCTAAAAAATCTGGGACAGCTATGTTGCAGACTTCAGGCATTAATACTGCTTCGACAACAGGTCAAAGTGGTTTGAATATTGGTTAATAAATGGAATATAGTAACGAAGTAGTAACAAGACAAAATACCGCTAAAGAGCGTTACGAAAAGTTAAAACAAGATAGATACGAATTTTTAGATAGGGCTCGTGAGTGTAGCGAGTTGACTATTCCTGCGTTAATACCAGACGAAGGCTTTACACATTCGTCAGATTTATATTCACCATTTCAATCAGTCGGTGCTAGAGGCGTAAACAACTTAGCTTCTAAACTTCTTTTACTTTTACTTCCCCCTAACTCTCCATTCTTCAGATTAAAAATTACTGGAGACGCAAAGAAAGAAATGGAAATGCGTAGAGATGTTGCGACTGAGATTGAAAAATCTTTGTCTGACATTGAGAGAGAAGTATCAAATAAAATTGAAGAGCTTGCACTAAGAGTCAGTGTGTTTGAAGCTCTTAAACATTTAATTGTAGGTGGTAATGTTCTTACTTATCTTCCTAAAAATGGAAGCATGAAAGTATTTCCGTTATCACAATATGTTGTACGAAGAGATACGTCAGGTAATCTTTTAGAAATAGTTATTAAAGAAAGTATTGCACATGTTGCTTTAGATGAAGAGATTAAACAATCTATGATGATTGAAGGTACATACAAAGATGATGAAGATTGTGACATCTACACTCATGTTTATAAATTAGATAATAAAAAGTTTTATGTATGCCAAGAAGTAATGGGCATGAAAATACCATCAACTGTTGGGACTATCATGGCAGACGCAATGCCATACCAAGCGTTAAGAATGGTACGAATAGATAATGAAGACTACGGCAGAAGTTTTGTAGAAGAGTTTTTGGGTGACCTTAAGAGCTTAGAAGGATTATCACAATCACTTGTAGAAAGTGCGGCGGCTTCTAGTAAGATTGTATTTATGGTTAGACCTAATGCAGTAACTAGAAAGAAAGATTTAGCGTCAACTAGAAACGGTGATATTATTACTGGTAGTAGAGATGATGTGTCTGTACTACAAGCAGAAAAACAATACGACTTACAGGTCGTAGAAAGAAGTATTCAGAAATTAGAAGAGCGTATGTCTTATGCGTTCTTACTACATACAGCAATCCAAAGAGACGCTGAAAGAGTTACAGCTCAAGAAATAAGATACATGGCTGAACAATTAGAAACGTCTATGGGTGGTGTATACTCTTTATTGTCTCAAGAATTTCAATTACCTCTTGTTAGAGTGTTGATGAAACGAATGAGTCAAAATAAAGAAATACCTTCTTTACCTAAAGGTACAGTCAAACCGACTATTATTACAGGTATTGAAGCTCTTGGTAGAGGTAATGATTTACAGAAACTAAGAGAATTTGTTGCAGAGATTGGACAGCTTGCTCAAATAAATCCGCAAGTAGTACAAGCTCTAAATCCAAATGATTTGATTACAAGAATTGCTACAGGTCTTGGCATTGATACAGAAGGTTTAATTAAATCCTCTGAACAATTACAGGCCGAGCAACAGCAAATGATGGATATGCAACAGCAACAACAAGTAATGGACACTGCACAGCAAGTAGCTCCACAAGTTGCAAATAACTTAACTAAAGAAATGGGAAACTAAAACATGGTAGAACAAGTAGTTATACAAGAAGAACAAACAACTTCTGAAAAACCAGAAGAACAAAAGACTGAAGTTTCAAGACCAGAGGGTCTTCCTGAAAAATTTAATTCAGTCGAAGATTTAGCGAAGTCATACACTGAGCTAGAAAAAAAGTTAGGTCAAGCAGACAAGCCTGCTGAACCTGAAGTAAAACAAGAAGAGCAACCAAAAGCAGACGACAGTAATTTAGAAATAGCTGAAAAAGCTGTGTCGGACGCAGGCTTAGATATGGCTAACTTACAACAAGAGTATAATGAGAACGGTCAACTTAATGACAAGTCTTATGAAGCTCTTGAAAAAGCAGGCATACCTAAAGATTATGTAGACGCTTTTATTAACGGACAAGCGGCACTAGCAAAACAACAAGGTGATGAAGTCAAAAGTGTTGTAGGTGGTGACGAAGTTTATAATCAAATGGCTGAATGGGCTAAAGATAATTTAACTGAGTCTGAAAAGAAAGCATACAATGAAACTATTAATGGTAGAAATCTTGACTCAATAAAACTTGCTGTTGCAGGTTTAAAAGCCAAGTTTGACCAAGCTAATGGTAGTGAGCCTAATCTACTACAAGGTAAGGCTTCTCCTACTAACGAAGGAACATTTGAGTCTTGGGCTCAAGTAACAGAAGCAATGGCTGACCCTAGATACTCTAAAGATGTTGCGTATCAAAACTCAGTCAAAGCTAAACTAGCTAACTCGGATTTGTAATTATGTTTTTATTTGCATTGAAGAAAAGGTATGAAGCTGAAGAAGCTGAACATACAGCAGTTATAGATACATTTTTACAAAATCCTGTCGGAGTAGCAGACCATGATAAGTTTATGGACATCTTAAAAGAGAGGTTTGATAAACGGACTCATGCAAGATGTTGTCTAAAAGAAATAGATGACATTTTAGAAAAAGCAAAACAACCCAAAGATAAAAAGGAGAAATAACTATGCCAATGGGAAAAGGAACTTACGGAAGTAAGAAAGGAAGACCAAAGAAATCTTTGACAAGCAAACAAAAAACTTTGCCTATGTCATTGCAAAAGAAAATAATGAAATCAAAAAAGAAAAAGTAACATGGCAAAACGTGGATTATACGCCAACATACATGCTAAACGTAAAAGAATTAAAGCAGGTAGTGGCGAAAAAATGAGAAAAGCAGGAGCTAAAGGTGCTCCTACAGCCGCTAATTTTAGAAGAGCGGCAAAGACAGCTAAGAAAAGAAAGTAGTTATGGTTGCTAAAAAATACCAAAGTCCGTCAGGCGGTCTTAACGCTAAAGGCAGACGGTATTTTAAGTCTAAAGGCCATAACTTAAAAGCACCTGTAACTGGTAAAGTCAAACGAGGTTCTAAAGCGGCGGCAAGAAAACGTAGCTTTTGTGCTCGTATGTCTGGCGTTAAAGGTGCTATGTCTAAAAATGGCAAACCAACACGAAAAGCGTTAGCTTTGCGTAAATGGAATTGCTAATAGTTGTGCACTCTTTTTAGAGGGCAACTGCCGAAACACATAAGTTGAATAGCTTGACCGCTCGTGGGCGACAATCTAGTCTTATGATACTGTAGTGTGAAGGCTTTATATAAACAAGCGTAAACAACCAAAAAGGAGACTAACATGGCAAACGCAAGTCCAGTCTCAGTCGGTAAAGTAAATGCCTCTGGTTCAGAAGACGCTCTGTTTCTTAAAGTGTTCGCAGGTGAAGTTATTACTTCATTTGAGAGAGCTTCAGTAACAGACGGTCAAGAGATGGTGAGAAGTATCTCATCAGGTAAGTCAGCAACATTTCCAGTAATGGGAAGAATTGCGGCGGCTTATCACACAGCAGGTAACGAGATTACAGGCTCAGACGTAAACCACAATGAGAAAGTCATTACAATTAATGACCTTCTATTATCTTCAGTATTCTTATCGAATATTGAGGAAGCAAAAAACCATTGGGACGTAAGAAGTGCTTATTCAACAGAAATCGGTAGAGCTTTAGCTTTCCAAAAAGATAAGCATGTTTTACAAACAATCGGTCAAGCGGCACAGGCTTCTGCAAACGTATCTGACTCAGGATATGGTGCAGGAACAGTATTAACTAATACATCAATCGCTTCAGCTACAGCTTCAACTGCGGCTAACGCATTGATTGACGAGTTATTCAACGCCGCAAAAGCATTAGACGCTAACTACGTTCCAAAAGAAGGTAGAAAATGTTTCTTAAAATTAGAGGAATATTACAAACTAGCTAATGCTACAAACGCAGTAAACGTAGACTTCAGTGGTCAAGGTTCAATAGCAGAAGGTAAAGTATTGAAGATTGCAGGTATAGACATTGTACCTACAGCTCAATTTACTGATATTGACCAGAACAACAACTCTGGAGTAGCGGCAGGTTCAGCAACAGCAGGTGGTTCAACACCTCAATCTGTTGACCTAAGCAACTACGTTGCACTTATCTCACACCCAAGTGCGGTAGGTACTGTTAAGCTAATGGATTTAGCAGTAGAAAGCGAATATGACATTAGACGTCAAGGAACGCTTATGCTTGCTAAGTACGCTATGGGTCATGGTGTACTAAGACCAGAAGCGGCTGTAGGAATTAAAGAAGCGTAATCGTTTCTTTATACTTATAAGGACTAGGCGGCTAGGGAGACTGAACCGCCTAGTTTAATTTTTAATAAAGGAAAAACATGGCAACAAGAATAACACCCACAACAGAGCTACAAGCCATTAATATATGTCTTTCCGTAATTGGCGAAGCTCCAGTCAACACAATTACAGGCACGACAAGTGTTGATGTATCTGTCGCTAAAAATATTTTAGATGAAACTTCTATGTCAATCCAATCACAAGGTTGGAATTACAACACAGAATATAACTATGTAGTTTCATTAGACTCAAACAATAAAATTCCCCTTCCATCTAACTGCGTTCAAGCAGATGGCAACAATGACATTCGTCACAAAAACTTCACTATAAGAGATGGTTTTCTATATGACTTAGATAATCATACTGACGTGTTTACAGAAGCACCAAAGTTAAATGTAGTGTTAGTACAACAATTTGAACATCTCCCAGAATATGCAAGACGTTTCATTACAATGAAATCCGCTAGACGTTTTGCTTCACGATTTATTGGTGACCAAGAGATTACTAGATTGATTGGCACAGACGAACAAGAAGCGGCGTTGGCTCACCATCAAGCAGATAGTAGAGAAGCAGATTTAAACATATTGAACGGAGACTCTAATACGTTTTCTATTATAAACAGACCAACTAGAAGGACTTACTAATGGCGGTTGTTTCGCAAACCATACCTAATTTTATAAACGGTATATCTCAACAAACAGCGACACAACGTGGTATTAATCAAGGTCAAGACCAAATAAATTTAAGTAATAACATTGTTGAAGGTTTGAGTAAAAGACCTTCGGCTGAGTTTATAGCTACTTTAGATAGTAACAATGTCTTTCCGAATACAGCAAAAATATGGAGTATACAGAGAGATGAAGATAACGAATACTTGGTGGCTTTTTATAATGGCGGCGTTAAAGTCTACGACTTGGCAGGTAATGAGAAGACTGTCACGATTGCTAGTGGAGCTAGTTATCTTAACAGTAGCAACCCTAAAGATGATTTTCGTATGGTTAATATTGCTGACTTTACCTTTGTGGTTAATAGGTCTGTCACCCCTATTGCTGATACTGCTACTTCTGCGGCGAAACAAGAAGAATTTTTAATATATGTAAAAGCGTCTAACTACGGTAGAGAATATACAGTTACCCTTAATCACCCTAACATGTCGTATGCACATAAAGTTGTGTTTCAAATGCCTTCAGGTAATGACGCAACAACTGATAGTGAATTTAGAGACACAAACAAAATTAAAGATATTTTATTGTATGGTACTTCTTCACAATATTGGAATAGCAGTGCTTCACAAATTGGATTTAAAACAGTCAGAGAGGATACAAATGCAACATTGTCAACATCACAAGGTCTTGCAAATTATTCAGGTATTACTTCTCATTTTTCCTTTGAAAGCTATGACAACGTAATCTATGGAAAACCTACAGACAACAACTCTGGTTATTCAGTCAGCACTTCTGATGGTGCAGGTAATACTGCTATGTATCATGTGCGTGATGAGATACAAGATTTCACAAAACTTCCGTTCAATTCAAAAACAGGTGTCATCATTAAAGTTACAGGTGAAGAGGGTGATACGCTTTCTGACTACTTTGTAAACTACACTGGTGATGGTGTGTGGACAGAAACTATTGCACCTGCAACATCTTTAGGTGTCAATAATTCTACAATGCCACACGCATTGGTTAATAACAACAATGGTACATTTACATTTAAAGAATTAACTTATGTAGATAGAACATGTGGTGACAGTGATACAAATGCTGACCCAAGTTTTTTAGGTAAAAAAATACAAAACTTAACTTTTTACAAAAATAGATTAGGAATACTATCAGGTGAAAATTTAATATTATCTGAAAACGCAGGGTTCTTTAATTTCTTTGCAACAACAGTTACACAAGTATTAGATACAGACCCTATTGATATAGCGGCGTCTGGTACACAAGTTAATACTTTAAAAAATTCAGTATCATTTAATGAAACATTGTTATTGTTTTCTGATACAGCACAATACAAAGTAGACTCAGCAGGTGACACTATAACACCTACGTCTGCAATACTTAATGAAGTGTCAAGTTTTGAGCATGATGACTCTGTAACGCCAGTGGCGGCAGGACGTTTTGCATACTTTGCACAAAAACGAAATGCAAACACAGCAATTAGAGAATACTATGCTGATGATGATACATTAACAAATGATGGTTTAGATATAACAGTAGCAGTACAAAACTTGTTACCATCTAATCCATATCAAATAATTAGTAATACGATTGAAGATACATTAATATTTTTACATTCAGACACAGCAGACACACAGACTGCACCTTATACTACAGGGTCACCTGTGACTGCAACTAATGCAGATACTTTATTTATTTATAAATATTTCTTTGACAGAGGTGAGAAAGTACAGACAGCTTGGTCTAAATGGATACTTAATGGTGTTAAAATACTAGGTGGTTTAACTTCAGATAGTTTTATTTATTTATTTGTTGCAGAAGATACAGATACAAAATTATTAAAATTAGATTTAAGAAATTTAAAAGATAGTACACTAGGTTTTAGTGTGCACTTAGATTTGAAAACAAGCGTTACTGGGACGTATGACTCAGCTACAGATAAAACTACATTCACATCACCGTATGGTGCAAAGACTGGGTTGATAGCTGTAGATAAAACTAATGGTACTAATTATACAGCGACTAATACAACAGGTAGTACATATACAATAGACGGTAATCATACTGCGTTATTTATAGGTGTACCTTTTGAGTCTAAGTATACACTAAGCCCACAGTACATAAGAGAAGATACAGGTAAAGGTTTAGTTGCAGTTACTTCAGGAAGATACCAACTTAGAAACATATCTTTTGATTATGAAAATTCTGGTTTCTTCCAAGTAGAAGTAACACCACAAAATAGAAATACAAATACTACGTTTATGACAGGTTATGTCATTGGTTTTACAGGTGCACCAAATAATGTGGCCATTTCAACTGGCACACTTAGAGTACCTGTGCAGTGTAGAAACACAGATGTTGATATAGATATAAAAAGCTCATCACATCTACCTATGCACATAGCAAGTGCAGAAATAGAAGGTTTCTACCATAGACGTTCGAGAAGACTATAATATGGAAAAAGAAAAATATGTAAGGAAAGCAATTCTAAAAGACGCTTTAGAGTTAGCACCTAAAATGCGTAAAGAAGATAGAGCTGAGATACTGGCGTCAGATAATATGACACCATTACAAGCTCTTGTTGTACCTTTTACAATAGAAGGTGCAAGGATATATTCAATTATTGGCACTAAAGATGAAGGTGTTATTGGTATGTTTGGTTCAACACCAAGCACTGATAAGTCTTTTGGTGTCGCTTGGCTTTTGTCTAATGATAAATTAGCACGAAATCATGCTAGGCAATTTTTAACAGAATGTCCTTATTGGGTATCACAGATGGGTGATGGTTATGAACACTTATATAATTTTGTTGATAAGCGAAACTGGGTAGCTTTAAAATGGCTACAAGTATTAGGCTTTGAAGTAAAAGAAGAGTTCCCTAAATATGGACACCAAAAAATACCATTCTTATTAATGATGAAGGAGATGACATGTGCGGAGTAAATGAAGCCGTTGCCGCTATGAAAATAGTCGGAGCTGTAGCAGGTCATCAAGAGAAAAAAGCTAGAGCTAGAGAGAAAGCGGCGGCTAATTATCAAACAAAAAGAAATGCTGACCAAGCATATCTAAATGATTTATCTAAAATAGAAACTGAAAGAGGAAGAGCGGCCAGAGAAAAAGCTATAAATGAGTTTCAAAACAAAGTAGCTAGAAAGAAAGCAACAGCTAACGCTCTAAATCTTGGTTTTGGTAATGGTGTACGAGTAGTACAAAACATAGGTACAGAAGCAGATTTAGAATACAATCAAATTACTGAAGAGTTTATGGGTGATATGATTACACTTAACAACCAACGAAGTGACGCTTACGCTAATCTTCAAAGAACGTATAACAGCATAACACCTGCGTACGAACCTAGCTTTATGAGTCTAGCGTTAGACATAGGTGGAGCAGGTGGTGATTACATGGGTAAACCTGCTGATGATAGACGTTTCTTTAAATCATACGGAAATCAAGGAACAAGCTAATGGCATATAAATCAAGAGTATCTAATAAATATTTTGGCTCTACATTCGCAGGTAGAGTTGCAACCTCTAATGAAAATCCCCTAACAGATGTAGTTAAAGTTCTTAGAACACAGTTTACACCTGCTATGGAAAACTATGCTGATAAATATATAGAAGGTAAAAAGACTTCCGCAGATACTTATTTGTCTGGTTATTATGCTACAGGTGGTACGCCAGAAAAACTAAATGAAGAGATACTTGCAGGCCAACACCCTGAGTTACAAAGTATGTATGCTGAAACTGTTATTCAAACACACAATGGTAGATTTCAAGCAAACAAAGTTATTGAACAAATAGAATTACAAAAAGATAGTTACAATCCTTTTGATAGTGAAAATCCTCAAACATGGACAGAATGGGTTAGTAGTCTTACAGATGATAAAGGTAACAAACTTATTCCTGACATGGAAGGTAAGAACAAAGGTTATGTAAATGGCTTTGCATTGCAGTTTGGTGAGTACAGACAAGGTGCATTAGAGCAAGACGCTGTAATGAGAGCTGACTATTGGAATACTAAAAAACAAGAAGCGGCTATGAGTTTCATGCACACTAACTTAATGAAGATGGATAAAGTTAATGAAGACTACTGGAAGACATTACAAACATTAAATTCAGAATTACCTAATGAGTCTGGTATAACAGGTAAAGCCTACTATTTTGATACAGAAGAATTAAATCAAGTAGCATTAGACCATGCGGCTTGGATATTATCTACAGCTACAACTGTAGAAGAAATTGAAAAAGCTGAGTCTATTCTAAGAGCTGACAGAGGCATAGGTAAAGGTGGTAATCCTTTGGGCTCACTTCTAAGCACAAAGAATAAAGAAGTTGCAACATTAATGAGCAATCTAAATGCAACTAAAACAGCACTTATTAATCAAGGACGTAGAGATAAACAATATGCTGACGAAGACGCTATTAAAGGTGTGTTTGTAGATATTATGACAAAAGATAATTTAACATTTGAAGATGTTAGAAATGCTAAAACACAGTTAGCTCAATACGGTGACCCTAGATTGTTAAATGCTGTAGATGGTTTCTACAACACAAACAGATTTAAAACAAGTGACCCTGCTACGATTGACACATTCTTTAGTGGTGTGCTTCAAGGTAAGTATGAGTCACCTGCTGATATGTTTCAAGCAATGCTAGATGAAGGTATACCTACAGATAAATTAGGTACAGCATTGTCTTATTATAGTTATGCTGATGAGAACCGAAGAGCAGGTAGAACACCTGTGTATTACACAGATACAACTTATGTAAATCAAACTAATAAAATTCTTAATGTAGTTGATGGTTCATTTAAAGACGCTAAATTAGGAACGTATAAAGTTGAAGGTGCAGACCAAGCACAGTTTAACGCTAACAATTACATTATTAAATCTATTGTTGATTTTGAAACTAATTTTAAAAAAGATAATCAGAGAGAACCTAACGCACAAGAACGATTTGAGTTTATGGAAAGACTTGGTAAAACTATTACTAAGATATTTACAGCAAACCCAGAAGCTAATCCGCCTGCATTGGGTACAGCATTTACACAAATAGAAAAAGATATTCAATTAAAACAAGAACAAAAAGAAGTTTTAGATACATCTATTGCAAATCAGAATGACGCTTTCTCTCAAGAAGTAGAATTGTTTACGGCACTTCCTACTAAACCTGAAATACCTGTGTTTAGTAAAGAAGATGACACTTTTTATACTATGAGTAGAGCCGCAGAAGTTCAGAAATTTAATAAAGAAAAATTAGTACCTGCTGTGAATAAAGCAATAGCAGACGCTTTTGCTAACGTACAAAATTTAGGAGCTATAGTCCAAGCAATGCCTCAAGAAAGATTTGATGAAATTGTAGACCAACTAGCAACATATATGGGAGTAGATAGAAACTTTGTAATACAATCTATTGATACTTTCATAAGAAGTCAGGAAGATAATTAATGGCTGAATTAAATTATAAAATAGATGGTGTTGGTGAACGTACTAACGAAAGAGTAAGACGAGAACGTAACGAAAGATTTAAAAATGCGTCTCTTAAAAAAGCAGAAAATGAGTCTGCGGCTCTTGATGAAATACAAACACAAAGATTTTATGACACCGCAGTAAGTTATTATAATTATAGAGAAGGCACAGATATATATTCTACATATTCTCATGCTGATATTTTAGAAAAATTTTACACAGATAGAAGTTGGAGAAACAACAACACTATCTCTATGGGTGCGGACATGATGGCCACAGGTAGTGACCAACCTTTAGAACGTTTGCAAGAATTTTCATACATACAACAAACATACGAAGCATTGCCGTCTTGGTGGGACGACCCTAATAGAACATTTGGTGGTTGGCTTATGGACAACGGCGGAGCTATGTTGGCTGACCCAGTAAACCTTATTGGTTTTGGTGTTGGTGGACAAGCGGCTAAACAAGCATACAAGCAAGCTCTTAAAGAAGCATTAAAAGGTAAAGTTGCAAAAGAAGTAAATGACAATCTTTTAAAACAAGCACAAAAAGAAGCACAACAAAAAGCTATAGGACAAGCAATTAAAAAAGGTGCAATCTATGAAGGTATGATTGGTGCAGGAATTGCAGGTGGTCAAGACGCATTGTTACAAAGTACAGCTATTAACACAGGCATACAAGATGAGTTTAGTTGGAAACAAGCAGGTTTGTCTAGTGCCGCAGGTTTTGGTTTTGGTACATTGTTTGGTGGTGCTTTTGCATACGGCGGATTTAAACTAACAAATAGAAGTATGAAAAATCAAGCTATTAAACAGCTAGAAGATTTACATAACTATGGCAGAGATACTATTACAGGTAAAAGATTATTCCAAGATTTATCAGAGAAAAAGAAAAAAAGATTTTATTACAAAAACTTATCTAAAGAAGAAGTAGATAAGATAGAGCTAGACTCTACGCTAAAAGGTAAAGACTTAGATGAAAAGATTAAAAATCTAAGAAAGAATACATCTACACAGACACTAGGTGTTAGAGGAAAGCCACCTAAAGAAAAGCTCAACTACGATAATATGAACAAAGATGGGCAGATAGGTGCAGTTAAATATATTAAAAGTGTAGCACGAGAATACTCTGAACAAATAGGTACAGAAAAAATTACTCTAAAAGAAATGGAGATGATTGCAGAGAAACTTGGTGCTGACCCTAAAGCATTAAGAAAACTTGCTAAGTCAAAAGCAAAAGAAGATAGAGAATTGTTTGCATTGGTTATTGCACACAAAGACGCTTTGTTAGCGGAAGCTGACGCACAATTAAAACTATCTAATGAGTTTTTTAGAGCAGGCATTACTGAAGCAGAAAAAGAAAGTATTAGAATAGAATTTAGAAAAAGAGCACAGGCAACCCTTGAGCTTATACAAGTACAAAAACAATTACAAGAAAACTATGCAAGAGCTACAACAGCAGGCAGAGTAAGAGCAGACAAAGAAAGAGCGGCTGAATTGATTGTTGCTCCTGAAGACCCACAAATGAAAGCATTGTTGGATAGTGATATTGATGGTTACATCAAAGCAGTGTCACTTCTTGATGATGACAACCACGTTATACTTGCATTACAAAATGCTAAGAAGGTAGACAAGTGGGATTTAATTAACGAATACATAAACAATAACCTTCTTTCTTCCCCAGATACACACATACTAAACTTAATATCTGGTTTCACACAATCTATCTTTGGTTGGAAATCAGTTACTATGTTAATTAGAGCGGCTAACCTTGCACCACAAAATTCAGCAAGAGCAAAAGAGTTAGCGAGAGAAGCATTAGAAACTTACATTTATCAGTTTGTATATACAGGCCATGCGTTGAAAAAAGCAGGTAAAGCATTTTATCTAGGCAGACCATTGTTGGATAGTCAGCAATTAAAATATGACAACAGTATTAGACAAGGCCAACTTCAAAGATGGATAAATGAAATGGGTAATGTATTTACTAAGCCATTAGGGAAAGTAGGTACAGTTATACAAAAAGGTGTAATTAATCCTGCGGCTTACGCTACTACGTTTCCATTAAGAATATTATCAGCAGGTGACGAATTTCTAAAACAAATGTCATTTAAAGCTAGAATGGCGTCACAAATTAATTCTGAATTATTACGGACAAACCCTGAATTATATACTGGTAGGTTCACAAATAGAAGTGCTTTTATTAAAAAGTTTAGAGAATTAGAAGAAAAATATTATGTAGATGAACAAGGCCGTACTAAAGATGGCGGTGCAGGTATTACTGAAAATGATAGAAGTAAAGTAAATGACCCTCTACAATTTGCTAGAGAAAACACATACACACAATCTGCATACTCAGTAAACCCAATAACAGGTAAAACTGAAGGTGGTGCAACTGGTGCTATCTTGTCTTGGGCAAACAGAAACAAATGGTCAAGAGCATTTGGTTTACACTTTATTAATACACCATCTAACTTGTTAAAATGGAATTGGCAGTACCTTCCGTATTTTGGAAAGTTTCAGTTAGAGATGAGACACATGTTAGCTAAAGGTGCTGACGGTAAATACATCAACCCTGAAGCGGCGGCAGAAGCTAACGCTCGTATGCAAATGGGTTTCTTGCTTTGGACTTCAGCTTTTGGTTTTGCAATCGCAGGTAAAATTACAGGTGGTGGCTCAAGAGATTGGAGAGAAAACAAAGAAAGAGAAGCTAACACAGGTTGGCAACCATACTCTTATGTAACAGATGATGGACGACATATATCACTAAACAGATTAGACCCTGTGTTTATGCCATTTATGATTGCGGCTGACCTAGTAGACGCAGTGGGTGATTTTCTAAAATACCAAGAAGAGTTGCCAGAAGAAGTAGAAAACAAATTTACAGAATTATCTATGGCTGTAATAGCTAGTTTAACTAGAAATATTACATCTAAATTCTACACTAGAAACATTTTAGAAACAGCAAACTTTTTCTTTAGTGATGATTTTATGAAAAGCAGAAGTCCTGAGTATGTAGGTTCATCTATTCTGGCCAGAGCTATTTATAAGATTGCACCGTTATCTGGTGGTCTAAGATACTCAAGCAGAATACAACAGGACGAACAAAAAGAAATACTTACATTTACAGATAGAATAAAACAACTAAATCCGTTTGATGGACAAGATAGAGTTATGCCTAGAAGAAATATGATGGGTCAACCTATTGATAGAAAGAATGGTTGGTTGTTTGGTTTAGGCGGTGAAGCAGGTATTTGGTCATCTCCATTTTCTATGACACAATGGGGTGATACAGAGATTGCTAACTTCTATAAAGGAAGAGAATTTAACTATAGACAACCAGATAAAAAAGATAGACGAACAGCTTTAGACCTATCAACTATTAAAGATGATAAAGGTCAAACAGCTTACGATTATTGGTTAGAGCAAAAACAATTTGTAGAATTTCAATACAAAGGTAAGAAATATAAACTACAAGATTATCTTGAGAAATTAGTAAAAGATAAATCTAGCCCTTTATATAAGCTACCTGATGGAGTTGTAGCAGGTGATGATTACAGGCAAAAACACATACTTTCTATCATTCATGCGGCAGAAGCTAAGGCATACGCAGAGATGTGGAACAAATACCCAATACTAGAAGAAACATTAAAGAAACGTGGTACATTTATAAAAGAGAGTTTTGATGAGGTCAGAGGTAGTAATACTTCGTATGATGACTTGATTAATGCACTAGCTCAATAAAGTACCCCTTTTAGAAGAAATAAATCAAGAAGGATAATATGGCTAATAGTTTTGTACGTTATACAGGTGACGGTAATACGTCTGCTTTTGCGATACCATTTAGTTATCGTGTAGAGTCAGACCTAGTAGTAACCCTAGCAGGTGTAGCTAGTACCGCTTTTACTATAAATGCGGCAGGGACTACGCTTACATTTAACAGTACACCTTCTAACGGAACAGCTATTGAAATTAGACGTAAGACGTCTCAAGGTACTAAGCTAGTAGACTATGCGTCAGGTTCAGTGTTGACTGAAGATGACTTAGATACAGACTCAGACCAAGCGTTCTTTATGTCTCAAGAAGCTATTGATGACGCCAATGACGTTATTAAAGTTTCTAACGTAAACTTTCAATATGATGTAACTAACAAAAGACTTATTAATGTAGCAGACCCAGTAGACGCTCAAGACGCCGTAACTAAAAACTGGCTAACTACAACTTATTTAACCACAAGCACTATCAGTAACATTAATACGTTATCTCCAATATCAGCTAACATTACGACTGTTGCAGGTATTGCTAGTAATGTAACGGCTGTTGCTAATGACGCTACAGACATAGGCACAGTAGCTACAAACATTGCCTCAGTAAACACAGTAGCAACTAATATAAATAGTGTTATCACTGTTGCTAATGATTTGAATGAAGCTATTTCTGAAATTGAAACTGCGGCTTTGGACTTACAAGAGACAACTTCAGAAATAGATACAGTTTCTAATAACATAGCTAATGTAAATACTGTTGGTACTGGTATCACTAACGTAAACACAGTAGCAACTGATATAGCAAATGTTAATACAGTAGCAGGTATAAGTGCTAATGTTACGACAGTGGCAGGCATATCTTCTAATGTTACAGCAGTGGCGAATGACGCTACTGACATTGGAACAGTGGCTACAGATTTAGCAGGTTCAGATACTATTGGTACAGTTGCAACAAACATTTCAAATGTAAACAGCGTTGCAGGAAATGCTAGTAATATCAATGCAGTTGCAGGTAACTCAACAAATATTAATGCTGTTAATTCAAACAGTACAAATATAAATGCTGTAGTAGCAAACCAAAGTAATATAAATACACTAGCAGGAATTGACTCTAACATAACGTCAGTAGCAGGTATATCAGCAAACGTAACAACGGTTGCAGGTATCTCATCTAATGTAACTACAGTTGCAGGGATTAGCTCAGACGTTACAGCCGTAGCTAATGACGCAACAGACATTGGAACAGTAGCTACTAACATAGCTAATGTAAATAGCGTTGGTGGTTCTATTGCTAACGTAAACAGTGTTGCTTCTAATTTATCAGGAGTAAACTCTTTTGCAGAAAG